CTCCTGACTGTGGGCCTAGAAAGATGTAGTCGTCGGCTTCTCCGGCGAGGCGCTTTTTGCGCTTCCGCATCCACTCGACGTACCAGGGTTCGGGACCGGACTCCACCTTAGGCTTGTGGTATCGAGGTCGATAGGCACAGAGGTACTCAAGACACTGGCAGGCGTGGACTTCGCCTCTCGTGTTGGGTTGGTCAGTGACCACGTACGTGCCGCCAACTAACTGGGTCTTGTGCTTGTACCGCTTGATTTCCCGCTCCAAGTCGGGGCAGGCACCCTTGAGAATCCGCAGCGTGGGGGCGCCCTCTGGGCGGATGTGGAGGTAGTTCCGCACGGCGGACATGCGGGCCTGCACATCGTCGCAGCCTGCCAAGAACGAGTGCCCCGTCGTCTCGGAGGCCACCCCCTGCTTCTTGAGTTCCTCCGTGTACAGTTCGACGGGGAGCCTGCCGGAGCCGATTTCCCGGAGCCGACCGCCGTGCATGTCGATCAAGAAGGCGTAGAACTGCTGACCCATGCACTTCTCCCTCATCTTCTCCCCGAAGACGATGGCGTTGCAGTTGCGGATGTAGAGTTGGTCGTAGATGAGCAGCATGGACTCATCCGGCGGCACGGCAGCGAACAGCACGCTCGTGACGGCGTGGCCGGGATCAATCGCCAAGTACCGGCACCAGTCTCCCGGAACGGTCATGTTCTCTAGGTTCGCACGGTCATACCCATGCACGTGCATGGCGAACGTGGGGTAGCAGAGGATGGAGTCGCTGATGAACTCGCCCTCGCTACGCATCCGCAGGACGTCCTCGCCCAGAGCGGCCCACGATTCGATGCGCTTCCGCTTCTCCTCGTCTGCGATGTGCGGGTTGTCGAGGAATCGCAGGACGAACTTCACGATGTCCGGGTTCTCGACACCGGCCTCGACCAACTTGTCTGCTCGTTCGGCAAGGTTCTGGAGCGAGTCATTCCGGGAGTGCGGCATGGCCGACCAGGACAGCACACCTCGCAAGTCGGAGAGGCGGGCCTGCATTTCCGGAATCCACGCATCGCCGTTGTTGACGTCCTCGTCGATGTGGACACGTGAGGCTTTCCAGCCCTGCGGGGGCTCGCCCTCTGAGGAGAAGAAGTAAATCTGCCAGCCGTTCGTGAGTTCACACGACTGGATGTAGCGGGCACTCTTGAGTACCCACGACTTCTTCTTCACCATTCGCGGCGGGATGAGCGGAGGCGCTGGCTTGGCCTCCTTCTCCCGCGCTGCGTCGGTGCTGGGGTTGTACGCTCTCCACTCGCCAGTCTGCTCGTCCCGAATGATCTTGAACGCCCCAGCCATGAACAGCATGGGGTAGACCACGAGCCCGATGTGCTTCCAGTCCTTGCCGACGATGGCAAGAATCCCGTCCTTCTCCGGGTACTTCCCGTACGGGTCTTTGCCGCAGACGGCGCGGGCATCCTCCACGAACGTGCAGAGACTCTTGCCGGAGCGGTTGCCGCCGATGACGAGGATTTCACTGGCCTTGCTCTGGTGGACCGCTTCCTGCTGTGGAGTCGGCCGGTACAACCGCAAGGCTTCGATGCGGCGGCTCGCCAACTCCGCCTGCATCTCCTTGAGTTCGTTCCTCTGGAACTCCCCCAAGCGCTTGACTGACGGCAGCGGCGAAATCTGAGGGGGTTTGCGGCGGCGTGATTTGGACATCGAGCAGTCTCCCTTCGTAACTCACAGCGATCCGGCGAAGCCTCTGGTCGAGTTCGGCCTCGATCTCCTCGTCCGTCCACTGCATCAGAGGCTTCTTCGCACCGCCCAGTTCCGTGTTCTTCGTGACCAGCCTGACCACGCCTTCCAGCAACTTGGTGCGGTGGGCACCGCCAGGAGGGGAGTCGAAGTACTGTTTGACCATCAAGGCAGCGAAGCCGGAACTCCCGCCGAAGTAGTCCATCAGCCTCTCCAGCAGTTCGCTGGAGTGCGGGATGTTCTCGCCGCCACGCTGTGCGGCCTTGAGGAAGGCGCCCATTGCCCCCTGCTCAATGGCCTTCATGTCGCCAGCCTTCTGCTTGGTCTTCTTGCCTCTGTTCACCTTCGCCCGACAGATGACGCATCGGCTATCCCACTGGCCGGTCTTCTTCTTCCGGAAGTGGTCGGTGTTGAGCGGGAAGGATTCCCCGCAGTCGATGCAGAGTTTCTCGTCCGCCATCTCAACAATTCCATTTCCGCAACGATTTATTTATGCGGCTATCGGGGTCGCGGGCAGTCTTGGCGCTGGTCAACTTGCGGCGCATTCCAAGCATCCGACTACAGAATGAGTCCCGTCTCGGCCCACCCTCCGGCTGAGGAGGCTTGAGGTTGCCGCCCGTCTCCCGGTTGTAGGAGGCCCGCCCAACGGCATTGAGTCCGCCGTCCGGGTCTTTGCCCTCCGCCCGCTGCCAAGCCGCAGACTTGGCCTTACGCACCCGGTCGCCGTTTGCGTCCATGCGTCACCTGTCCGCCTGCGGGACAGAGGAGATCATCGGGGCCATGCCAGAGCGGGGGGCCGGAACCTTGCCAGCGCCAGCCTCCTGCTTGGCACGGAACTCAGAGAGTTCCTCGATGTCGAGAAGCCCCGCCTTGTGCAACTGATCCATGATGGACGAGCGGTCGTCCTTGAACTGCGTCATCGGCGTCGGCTGATTCGGGATCATGTCTTCACTCCAACGAAAAGGCCGCAGGTAGGGCGTCCCTTCCCCACCTGCGGCCACTCGTCACGACGCTACGGACAAGGATCAAAACCCGGCGGACGTCCGCACCAGGATGCGGCCCGAAGTCGTGGCACTCGTCGCGATGGCGAATCCAAGCAGCGGGTTCGTGGACTGGGCAGCAGCCGAACCGGCGGTGGCCGACAGACCGTACGAGGCACCAGCGGAAACGCTGGTCGAGGTCTTCGTCACCGTCGAGGGGCCGCGAACCACCAGCCAGAACACTTCGTTATTGGCAACACCGGCAGCGGGCAGGTACTCGTCCACGATGCCCATGAGGGCGGTCGAAGTCGTGGCAAGCCCGTCCACTTCCGTAAGGATCGCGGCGTCCTTGAACTTCGCCACCGAGCCGGGCAGCAGAGCCGAACCGCTGGTGTTCTTCACAGCGATGCACTCCACAGTGCGGTTGCTGAGGATGGCACCAGTGATGGGGTTCTCGTCCCGAAACACCTTGCGCACACCAACGATGTTCGAGCCGTCGCCGTTTTCGGCTTCGTACATCGTCATCGTCACGCCAAGCGTCTGGCCGCGACCGAATCCGGGATCAGCAGTCAACGTACTCATCTGTCGTCAGTCTCCTAGAAAAGGTCAGGCGAGGGCAGCGAACTTCACGAAGTTGCGGGGCGACTTCATCTTGATGTTGGCGAGGACCGACACCGCATAGCGATACGCGGAAAGTTCCTCGTTGAAGTACGGCCCTTCGGCTTCGAGCAACTGGCCGGTCATCACCTTCATCTCCATGTTCCCAATCGACAAGGCATACCCGACGCCCGGAGGACAGCCGTAGTCGCTGGCGACTTCGATGCCGTCGATCTCCACCGTGTCGAAGCCGTACGACTTGAGGCCGTTGGTCTTCGTCACGATGGCGCGCTCACGCGAATCCAGCCGGTTGAGGAACTGGATATAGAGGGCACGGTCGAGGAGGATCATGTCGATCTGATTCTCCTTCGTGTCGTTCCGCTTCGCATGCGTCACCGCCGTGCGAATCGCCTCGATGCACTGATCCTTCCATGTGGCAGTCGCACCACCGAAGAACGTGCTCGTGTAGTTGCAGACGAGCGGCGCCCAGAAGTCATACTCAGGATCGACCGGCACTGCGGGCCACGCACCGACAGCCAACTGCGAGCCAGCGTACTGGCCCAGACCGCACTTGAGGCCAGCGTACTCGTCGTTCGGGAAGCCAAACGGATCGGCGGCGTTGGCCGCACGCTGGGCACCCGTGCTCACGTTCACCGTGCCATTCACGGAGAACATGGACTCAAGCCCATGCCACCGGTTCTCGTTACCGGCGGCATTACCGTCGATGAAGACTTCCTTCGCGAGGTGTTCCTCGATGCTCTCCTTGAGACGGTTCGCCATCTTGCCAGCAACGTCGATGAGTTGGGCCTGACCCCTGTTCTCAAGCATCTCTCGCTTGCTGATCTGATCCGTGACCGTGTAGCCACGATACGGCAGGTTGGCACGCTGCCACAGCGCGTGGCGAGCGAAGACTCGCGGCGACTCACCCGTGTACGAAGAAACCGGAACATTTCTGTAGCGGACCTGCCAGTCAAAGCCGCGCCCGCCTTGATTCATCGCCACGTTGCCGTTGGCCTGGAGGGCGGCGAAGACCTTGAACTTGCGGAAGGTGGTCTGTTCCTCTTCCTTCAAATGAAGGGTGAGGGTCGTACCAATGGAACGTGCCCAGTCTACGCTCGACGCCATGTTCTACCTTTCAGTTGATTCCGTCTCGTGCGATTTGCTTCGCTAGACGTTGTTCAAAGGTCAGTGGTGCTTGAGGGGTTCTCGGGTCGTTCGTGCCCGCGCTCCTGCTCGGATTGCGAGACGCTTCCC